TCAGGCTGCACTGTAGACCTCTTTGGCGCGCACGGTGAATGCCTGAACCATATTGGCCGCCAGCTCTTTGAATATGCGGCCAAACGCCAGCTCAATCAGGGCGTTGGTAAATTCGAAGTCGAGATGGAATTCGATCCGGCAGGCATCGGCACTCAGCGGAACGAACTTCCATCCACCCATCAGTTTTTTGAAAGGACCGTCCACCAGATGCATCAGAATACTCTGGTTATTGGTCAGCGTGTTACGGGTAGTGAACGTTTTGCTGATCCCGGCCTTGGAGACATCCACTGCCGCCGTCATTTGCGTCGGGCCTGACTCCAGCACGCGGCTCCCGGTGCACCCCGGGATAAACTGCGGATATGACTGTACGTCATTCACTAACTGGTACATCTGTTCCACACTGTAAGGGACAAGCGCAGTACGACTAATCTGAGGCATAACATTTTTCCTGATCAAACAACCAACAAATAATAACATTTATCACCTGTTAAAAAAACGCTGAGCCTTATCTCATGCTAATATAGCGCGTTAGACCTCACAGGACGCAATGAGGTGACTTTTTGACATCAGATTACCTACGGCTTTACGACACTTATGACGAAGAAAAAAGCACATAAACCTGGCTCGGCAACCATTGCGCTCAACAAGCGTGCCCGCCACGAGTATTTCATCGAAGAAGAATTCGAAGCTGGCCTTGCGCTGCAGGGCTGGGAAGTTAAATCGCTGCGCGCGGGTAAAGCCAACATCGGTGACAGCTACGTGATCTTTAAGGATGGCGAAGCCTTTCTGTTTGGCGCGAACTTTCAGCCGCTGACGGTCGCCTCTTCTCACTACGTCTGCGATCCGACCCGCACCCGTAAGCTGCTGCTGAACAAACGTGAGCTGGATTCGCTCTTCGGGCGTATCAACCGCGAAGGTTACACCGTGCTCGCCCTGTCGCTGTACTGGAAGAACGCCTGGTGCAAAGTGAAAATCGGCGTGGCAAAAGGTAAGAAGCAGCACGACAAGCGTAACGATGTGAAAGATCGCGAGTGGCAGGTCGATAAAGCGCGCATCATGAAGCACGCAGGCCGTTAATTTCCGGATACTTATTGAGCGATTCAATAAGTTAGCGTTCCGGGGTGGCAACCGGTCTGCAAATTCTGGTATACTTGCTGTAACACTATTGGGGCTGATTCTGGATTCGACGGGATTTGCGAAACCCAAGGTGCATGCCGAGGGGCGGTTTGCCTCGTAAAAAGCCGCAAAAAAATAGTCGCAAACGACGAAAACTACGCTTTAGCAGCTTAATAACCTGCTAAGAGCCCTCTCTCCCTAGCTTCCGCTCTTAAGACGGGGATCAAAGAGAGGTCAAACCCAAAAGAGATCGCGTGGAGGCCCTGCCTGGGGTTGAAGCGTTAAAACTAATCAGGCTAGTTTGTCAGTGGCGTGTCCGTCCGCAGCTGGCCAGCGAATGTAAAGACTGACTAAGCATGTAGTACCGAGGATGTAGAAATTTCGGACGCGGGTTCAACTCCCGCCAGCTCCACCAATCATGATTGGACGGTGATAGGACATCACCAGCAATAACAGGATGTTAGCAGTCTCAGCAGGACACCGACCAGACGGTGAGGTGACAAAAAAGGATACGCAAAGGAGCCGCGGCTCCCGAGTGATAAGAAGCCCGCTGATGCGGGCTTTTTTATGCGCTTTTTACACCGGCCTATCATCCGCATCTGTGCTGTTGATGAAGAATGTCACCCTGCCCATCACTTCGACCTCTTCCGCTGCGTCGCCTTCTATCGCCTCGCCGTCCTCTGTGATTAATGCTTTTCCCAGAAACCGAGCAAATTGCGTCTGACCGCCACTAAGGATCAGCAGAACCTGCCCCTGCACAAGTCGGGTGACCGGCTCGATCACCGCAAACCCGGATGACGTCTCAAGGATTCTGCTGTCGATGCCAATTCCGCAAATTGTTTCAGGGCAGAGCCTGCGCTCTACATAGTCTGTTGCTGGCGATACGAATCCCATCAGATCACCCTCCCCATGTTTCTCATCATCCAGAGCCGGTTCTGGCTGTCATCCGGCGTCTTGTCGACGAAGAACTCCTGATAACGCTCTATCCAGTCATTGGCGTCGTCCGGCGTGAAATGCCAGTTCCTGGCGCGCAGCTCACGTATGAAGTCTTCTGTGTGAAGGCACTGATACCCTTTCGGGTTTAGCTGTACGGCCGCGGTAAAAGCCGCGTTAATGTCTGATTTGCGGGGCATGGTGACCTCTCATTTATTATTACTGTGTATTTATACAGTAGTTTTAAAGAGAGTCCAGGGCAAGGAGGCTGTGCCTATTGATAACTACTGCTGAACATCATGATGCCGTTACGCTTTCAGCGCGTTAATCTCTGCCTTCAGGTCAGCCACTTCTTGCATCAGAGCTTCCATCTTAGCGATGGTATGGTGGAGCGCTAGTGCAGTGTCCATCATAATGACGTTGTTATCCAGAGCCAGCGTGTCATCCTTGTCGCAACGATTGCCGTCCTCGTCGAACTCGGCTGCAGCGGGAACCAGCTTCACATATTCGCTATCGATCTCGCGTAAAGCATCCTGAGCGATAATCCCACGACGTACACGTTCAAAGTAATCCCCGTTATACACAAATGTGCAGGGTTTCATCTTCTTGATGTTTTCGTAAGATTGTTCACCGTCGTTATAAACGATGTCATGTTTTAACGTGGCGTCGGAGCTTGCTGCTTTCTGGAAGGTGTAGTTACCTCCAAATCCACCGTCGCCACTTGCAGAAGTAACAAAATCCCCGTTCACTGGGGCGAAATACCAGTAACGAATCTTGGCCCCAAGATCCCCGAACTGGGTCATCGCAGTGGTAGCCCAGTTTGCCGTTCCGTTACCAACGTTGCCCCACATCGATCGGAGGTTATACCCACCGCCATGTTGATACCCCCAGGAAAGGCCAGCTATAGCCCCGTTACCAGGAGAATCCACGGCGGTGTCCGCGTAATAAGCAGCATAGAATGGTTGTGCGGAGTTCCACCACGAGTTCACACCGGCGCCTGTCGTAAACATACGCCCCGGAATTTGTATGTGACCATCCGATCTGAAATCGAAGTAGTTACTTTGTTCGGTATCTGTACCTCCACCTTTTTGATACACAGTTAATCTAGCAATGGAGTAGTTCCATTCGATGCGTTTTACGACCTGAAGTTGGGCGGATATCTTCTCTACGTTATTTACCGTGTATTGTGACTTCATGTATCCGCCATAAACCGTACTCCCAACCCCCGGCAGAGACGCGTCGTTAATAACTGATGTCCAGGCAGCAATGGCCCTGCTTAATTCAGCCGTGTCTATTCTGTTTGCCATAACTTAATTCCTTACGCCCAGACGCGTGCCGGTGTTTTCGGTTTAACCACAAAATTGTTCAGCCCGGATAAACCGAGCGAGTCATTCATGACCCGCAAATTGACGTGATAGCCGGGTTCGGTGGTGTACTTGATAACTTCGTTTTCTTCACCGGGATTGATAACTTCAGCAGGAACAGTGATAACGCCGACGATATCCAGGCTGATATCAGGATGATATAAACCACCCTGCCCCTCATCATCCATAAAACCAACCGCGATTAACTGGGTGCGCATTTCGTCGGCGTCATTAAAGCGCAGATATAAGTCTCTCATTAGCGGAGTCCTTTAATTTGGTTGGGAGTTAAAGCGCGGTGCCAGATACGCAGGTTCCGGATGTAATATACGTATTTAGTAGATGCACTCCCGCCGTTACCTATACCCGTTGGGGTCTGGTTTGTGCTCAAAGGTGAAGAGGTGGCTGAAGCCGAGCGCCCTTGATAATAGGTCGAGGTTGTGTCACCGCTAAGCATGTGCGTGAATATGCTCGGGACGTTTGCATCAATATTTAATAGCAGCCCAGCGGCACCTCTGTAGGAATTAATTCTGGTAGACAGTCTACACACGATATCATTACTAACGCCGCGGGCATAGAATATCTCCGTGTAACTACTGGCCGGGAGCCATTTCGCCATTAATTCAAAGGCTACAGTTCGATTAAACTGAACTGCTAAAGTTTGATAACCGGAGTTATCTTTTGCTATTTCCCAATAATCGGGACTGCGCGTTGCTGGGGCAGAGCTGGTTTTGATATACGATGTAGGGAATGAACCCTCCTCTAATTGCGCACCCCAGACATAGAAACCAGACACGCCGTCGCCGGTATAGTTCGATGAAAGACCATTCGCTAATTGAATACGAATAACTGTACTCTGGCTGGTCGCAGCAGTAAATATAATCCAGACGCGATAAAGACCATTTCCAAGGTCATCAAATCCACGGTCAACAAACTGAGCACCATTACCAGTTCCAACCCAGGCGCCAGCTACAGGGTCGAAGAAAACCCCGGCTGTACTACCAGCTGCGACGCGCAGATACAGATTACGTGGGTTTGTGTGGGCTTTAACGAAAACCGAATAACAATAAGATGTGCCTGCTGTTAACGAGACATTGCGGTCCTGCACATAGTGCTCGTTATTAGCGGATGTATCTTCAACTATCAGCGCCATTGTTTTATCGCCACGAGGCGAATCGCCGCTGTTATTAGTTGTGGTAACTCGCTGCCCACCCCCCCACAGTTCGGAGTTTGTATATAAGTTCGTGGACTGAGATTCCATTAATAAACCCGCTTTTTCAAAGCGAGGCTCGTTAATATCGGCTAACTTCATCGCCCCCGATTTATCGAAATAAGTTCCGGTGGTTGAGCGGGTAAAGGTCCCTGACTTTGTCGGCAACTCCAGAATCTGTCCAGAAATCATCAGCCGGTCATAAGGCGCGGAACCCGCCAGCAGGCGCATGTCATCATTCAGCGGCAACCAGACGTCAGGGAACGGGGCCTCCTCGTAAGGTACAGAGGTCAGCAGCTGCGCGGCAGCCAGCGATGCTGCGGCGTTCGTTTCGCTGGTTTTGGCGTTATTTTCTGAAGTCTTCGCGTTCGTCTCAGACGTTTTGGCATTGGTTTCTGAGGTTTTGGCGGCATTCTTCGATGCGAGTGCGTTACCCTCAGACGTTGCCGCGTTCGTGGCGCTTTGTGCTGCTGCATTTTTTGAAGCAAGAGCGTTTGTTTCGCTGGTTTTGGCTGCGGCGGCGCTGGCTCCTGCCGCACCCGCCTGGGCGATCAGCTTTGACCAGCTGGGACCCGTCTTTTTCGAGCTGTCTGCCAGGGTTACGGTGACATCGCCGGTACCCGATAAAATCAGGTCCTGGTTGATGATACTGCTTTGCGCCAGGCGAAACCCTTCCGTGACGGCTTTCGCTAAATCGTCATCAAGTGTGGCCATTCGTGATGTCCTTAAAATGAAAAACCCAGCCGGAGCTGGGTTGGAGGTTCTGAGGTTGTGGAGATTAGGAGAAGGAGCCGGTACCGCGCGTAATGGTCAGTGTCGGAGCGGCAATACGCTTACTAGCCGTCCCGGTACCAGTAACCGTAATCGTCCCTGTAATCACGTTTGCCGTAATGTTTCGAACAGCATGACGTACGGTTATCCGAAGCCCACCGGTTCCCGCAGGAATGTAGACGGAACCTAAGTCACGGACATCGCCGTTAATGTTGAGGGTGATGTTTACCAGGCCTTCCCCTTGAATAGATGACGCTGTAATCATCGCCTCAAGCAGAGCTGACTTATTCAGTGATGATGAGGAGGAGTCAGTGAAAGTTATGGTATTGGTTGCCACACCTCCGCCTGAAACGTAAGTATCTGAAGACACACCAACGTTAGCCACATCACCAATGAAGTTTGTCGCTTCAACCGTGCCTTTAAAGCTCCCACTGGTCGCTTCAACCCTGCCTTTAAAGCTCCCGTCAGTGGCATAGATCGTCCCGCGAACGGTCACGCCGTTGAACGTGGCATACCCGGATTTATTGATATGCCAGCCGACATTGCCGGTCCCGTCCCAGTTGCTGGACTGGATGTAATTCCCGATCTTGCCGTTGTCGATGGAACCGTCCTGGATGAACACCGAACGCATGAACATCTGGCCGCCAGTCGAAGCAAACACCAGCTCCTGTCCGTTCGTCGTCGGGTTATACACCGCGAACGTATCGGCAGAAATCAGGAAGTTTGAGGCTCCTGTACCGTCAATGCCCAGCTGGATACCCGCGATGCGTTTAACGCCGTTCGCCTCCAGCTGGACTTTAACGCCCCACTGGGCGTTCAGCTTGCCATTGATGTCAGCAACAGCCTGGCTGGTCGTCTGGACACTGGCATTGGTATCGCCAATTGCAGCCGTGACCTGCTCAATGCTGGTCGCGGTAGCGCTCTCCAGATCCGTAACGGCTTTATCAATGCGCGTAATGGCAGCGGCGTTGGTCTGGCCGTTTTGCTCAACCGTGGCCTTAAGCGTCGTGACCTGTTCGGCCACAGCGCTGGTTGCATCCGCGGCAGTCTTCCGGGCCTCGGTGATCTCGGCCATCGTTTTCGTTTCGCCAACGGCAAACGTGACGCGCTGATCAGAGAAAGCCATGAAGTTGGCGAGAGCATTGGTGACGTTGCCGACAATGCCTGCGTCGCGGCTGGCTGTGTTGCCGTCCACATCTACTTTCAGACTGTCGATACGACGCCCCAGCGCACTGTCTGCATCCGTACGGGCCGTGGTTTCCGTGCTGATGTCAGCCGTGTTCTGGTCGGTTGTGGCTTTAACAGCAGCCAGCGCGGTAGTCTGCGCTTTGTTGTTATCAGCGACAGCTTTATCGATGCGCGTGATATCGCCGGTATTTTTCCCGACGGTGGTCTGCAGGCCCGACAGCGTGGTGGCCTGCGCCTCCTGCTCAGTCGTCAGCGTTGCCAGCTCCTGCGTCACGCTGGCTTTGTTGGCGTTAACGGTCGCTTCCAGCGCCGTCCTGGCTGTCACCTCCGCTTCCTGCGCCGTGATGCGCGCCTGGCGTTCGGTGTAGAGCAGGCCCGAGGCCAGCTTTGACGGATCATCCCCGGTATAGCCGCCCCGGATCTGCGTCGCCAGCGTTTCTCGCGCTGTGGCTTCCGTCTGGTCGCCAGCAACACGGGCTGTCGTTTCCTGCTGCAGCGCCGCCATACCTGCGCCGGGAGTAGGCCGTCCGAGCGCAACCCAGTCAATCAGGAAATAATTCGTCGCATCCTGCTTGGTGGACAGATCCAGCCTGAACTGATTCATCGTGGTTTCAGTCAGCCAGGGGATATTGTCGAACTCCAGTGTGGCGATCCCGTTCGCGTCATAAGCAGGCTCGGCGACGGTGACCATGTTGGTGTCGTTAAAGCCACCGGTACCCCGCCACCGCAGCTGCCCCGCCCAGCCCGGCGCCCCGAACTTCCTGATGCGCAGTTTAACGAAGCGATAGGACGACGAGTTAATACCCAGTGAACCGGGAGACTGCACCCACGGATCGGTGGCATGGTTCGCCGGGCGGATCCACCCGTCAACAATCGTCGGGGTCCCGTTCCCGGTCCAGCCCTCCACTGTCGAATCGAAGTACCAGATTTTAGCCGGGTCGAATTGCGACCCGGTGCCTGCAGAAATCTGCCCAATCTGCTGCGCCAGTGACTCGGTGGTGGTCTGGATCGTCTGATTGACGTTGCTGATATCCGCGACGCGCTCGTTCTTTTCGGTCAGCAGCGCCTGGGCGCGCGCCGTTGCCTCGTCTGTGATGGCTTTCTTGCGGTCCGTGACCTCCTGTGCCAGGCCCGCCTTGGTTGCCGCCGACTCTGTCGTGACTTTTGTGATGTCAGCGTGAGCAGACTGAATATCGCCACTGAGGTCAGCGATGTCTGAGACAAGGTTTTTATAGCCGTCGGTCTGCTCGAGCGTGTCGCCGATCATGTCGAGGTAATCACTGGCTTTCGAGCTGGACTGGCCTGCCACCCACGTGGTCCAGTCGCCAGTGTTGCCGATGCGATCGACCAGGCGCGCGCGGTACCACTGACTAACGCCCGCCAGCATTGGACCATGCTGATAATGCGTCGCCGGATACGGCACCAGCGCCAGTAACTGTGGGTTAGCCTTGTCATCCGTGGTGGCGCGCTGAAGCTCGGTGTATGCCGTATCGCCGGTACCATCCGGGAACGCCCAGGTGATATCGATAGCCCAGACCACATCGTCGCTCGCCAGCAGGCTCTGCGGCGTGCCAGGTTTGCCGGTTTTGCCAGTGAGGTAAGTCGTGTCGGCGTAGCCCCACGGCGAACCTGACTCCTGCGCGTTCAGCGCACGCACCCGTACGTCGTAGCTCCCGGTGTAGATCCCCTGCACAGCAAACCCCTGGGCGCCGGTCACCGGCACGTTTATCCAGTCGCCATTATCCTTGCGCCATTGGGCCTGGTACCTGATAGCACCGTCCACCCGATCCCAGGACACATTCATGGTAGCGATGGTAAGCCCCTGCTCGATGTGATCGGTTTCGGTGAGAAGGATGTTTTTCGGTGCCGGCAGAACGCTAACCGGCGTGACGGTCACCGGCGCAGGGGTAATGCGCACACCGTCATCGATATAGCGGTACTTATTCGGGTCGTGCTGAACCCCAGTGATCGTAAAACCACCATTACTGTCATCGTTCGCCCGGATGGATGTCACGCGAAAATACTGGATAGCCAGATTGTCGCTGTCAATGGCCCACACCGCGCCGGGTTCAGGCTGCAGTCTGAAGGAGGTAGCAACCGTCACTGTCTGCTTGTCCGCGCTGACCGCCGCGATTGTCCGCGTCTGCGCCTTGCCGTCAGGCAGATTGACCACCAGGCGATCGCCTGCGCCGTAGTCAGCGGGACGATCAAGCGTGACATTACGCCCGTTCACCGCCCGGATACGCCCGCCATTCTGCTTGCCGGCACGGAACGGGTCCGCGATACCAATGATTTCAGCCGGCAGCGGAATATAACCATCCAGCCCCACACCAAAGGATACCGTTCCGTCGCGCGCGTTTGACAGCAGTGCCCAGCGGCCCCGGCGATGGGCCTCACTCTGGGAGGTGCAGCCGATCGCCGTCATCGACATCTGGTTGACCTTGTACCGCTTTACCAGGTCAGAGTCGTAAACACTCTCTGTGGTGTCGCTGTAATGGTTCTGGGGATCAGACCAGGAGACCAGGGCAGATGAGTAGCGGTTTTTGTAGCTGCCGCCGCCATAGGTAAACAGTCCGTCGATGACGTTTGATGCGTGATAGGTAAAATCAACCTCATCCTGCGGCACATCTGCCTGCACGTAAATCTGGTCGTTGCCCCAGAAGGTGATCCCCCGGAATACCGCAGCCAGATCGCTGAGAACGGTGTAAGCGTCCTGCTGACTCTGGATGTAAACGTTGCAGGTAAACCGCGGCTCAGTGCCGCCCGCCCCGTTCGAAACCCGCTGGTCACAATACTGTGCAATGGCATACAACTCCCACTTGTCGATCATACCTGCATCAATGCGGGTACCCATGCCGTAAATCTCATCCAGCACCAGATCGTAAAATATCCAGGCCGGGTTGTTGGTGTAGGCCATTTTGAAGCCACCCGACCAGGTGCCGCTGTAGGTGCGTGTTACCGGATCATAGGAGTCAGGCACACGAACCAGCTTACCCTTCGGCCTGCAGGTCACCTTAGGCGCGCCGCTGGTAAACTGACTGGCATCGACCTCGATATAAAGCAGTGCCGTGTTGGGATAGCGTAACTTGCTGTCGATCACCTCAGCAAAAGAGAACACCTTGAAGGCGTTTATCAGTTTTGAGTTACCAACGGAATCAGGCGTGATGCGACGCACCCGAACCGCCCAGCCGGTTGTGGCGGCCGGCAGGTCTATGCGGATGTCGCGCTGGTATTCCGTGGTTGTCTTCCCGTCGAATTTGCCGTTAACCACCGTCTGCCAGGCCGCGCCGTCGGTGGAGAGATCGACGGCGTACTCCGTGACCGTGCCGACCATATCGCCGTTGTCTTTATAGGTGTACTGTACGGGGAGGCTCAGCTTGATACGCACGGCATCCAGCATCAGGTTAGAAAACTGACGCGTCCAGGGCGCGGTGGTGGTGACGGTCACGTTTGCCGACATTTCGTTATCGACTTCAGGCAACCCCTGAATATAGGTTTGATCCTGGGTGCCCTGGCGAAAATCCCACTTCACGCCGGTAAAATTATAGCTGCCGTCGGCGTTCGCCAGCGGGGTGTCGTTAAGGAAGATGTTCTGTGCCGTCAGTTCACCCTGGATTTCACCTTCAGCGATCGCCAGCAGCATTTTTAATTTTGCTGTCGACAGCAGGTCATCTGGATCCTCAACAGGGGTATGCTGCTTGGCACTACCGCCTTTACGTCCCTGAATAAGGGTTTCATCTTCGAGAAGTCGCATATTTCACCCATAAAAAAAGCCACCCGGAGGTGGCCTGTAGCTGACAATAAATTTTACTGCTGGTCGCTGGAGAAGATGCCCGCGCTGATGACCGCTCCGCCGATCTCGCGTTCCCCAAAAAGCAGAGGAACCGGATAACCCACTGCCACGGTGTTCACCGGCGCGCCAAAGGCGTAGTTGGGTTTATTGTCCGTGCTGGATGAGGCCCCGACGTTATATTTCGGCTGCGGTGTCAGCAGCTGAACGACACCACCCAGCATCATCGACAGACCGAGGCCAGTCAGGGCCGTTGTTGTCGCGGTTGCGGCAGCGGTGCTCAGACCTATCGCCGTCAGGGATGCACCCGCGGTAAAATACGCGGCCACAAGCGCCACTGCCCCGATAACGATCTGCAACACGCCGCCACGCTTTGAACCTTCGGTAATGGCTGAAATCCGGTACACCGCCCCGCCGCGGGTCATGTCGAACTCATCAAGGCCGATGTTGTTTTTGCCATTGAAGAAGGCAAAGCGGATCCCCTTCATATGGCCCTCTGACAGGTAGCGTTTGAAGCCGGGAACCTGGCTGCACATGGCGCGCAGCATCTCGCGCAGATCCTCAACGTGAAACTGGTGCTCGCGCCCGAACTTTTTCGCCATACGGCCTTCAAGAATCAGTGTTTTCAGCATTCATCAGCTCCCTGTGCCGGACCACACGAACGGTGCGGTCACGGTAATACTTGCCGTACGGCACCCGGGCAGACAGGCTGCCGAAATTATGGTGCAGCATGATATTGTCCTGGTGCTCGTGGTGACCGAGGTAAACGGCCGCGTGGTTGGTTACCTGCGCCTGTACGCGCATCATGATCATATCGCCGGGACGCATATCAGCCGGGTCCACCTGGACAAAGCCTTCTGCCTCCCAGTTATCGTCGTAGCGGTTTTCGCCCTGCTCCCACCACTCGTACGGTACCGAGTAATCACCCAGGGTAATGCCATGCTCGCGCTGGTACCACTCCCGGATCAGCGCCCAGCAGTCGGCAAAGCCCAGCACCCAGCGCCGCCCGGCGTAGTCCCGGTCCTCACGTGGCGCCAGGGTGCAGAAATCCCCGTCCGGCCAGCTCATGATGCCCCACTCCACCCCGGACCAGTCGCACTGCACCCTGTCCATTTCGGACGGCACAAGCTGCACCACATCCGGGTGGGAGTGGATAATCATAATGATTTCACCCCGCTCTGACGCGGTGAGCTTATCCTCCGGTGAGATCGTGAAGGCCTCGGCGGGTGTTTCTGAAATATTGCGGCACGGGATGTACTGCTGTGCCCGCCCGGCCTGCACCACCACGCCGCAGGCCTCCTTCGGATATTCCGCGGCAACATGGGCGCGGATCGCATCCATCAGTTTTTTTCGCATGGTTATTTACCCTGAAGGTTTGCCGCCGGGAAGCCGCCAAACGGCAGTGGATTACCGGCCCCGAACCGCGCTTCGCAGTCCGGCATCAGGCCGCCGCACATATCCAGTGCCGGGTTATCCGTGGGGGTGCCGTCCTTGAGAAAATAGCGGTTCCCGTTGTAGTCGCACCCGGTACCGGTGCGGTACCAGCCGCGCGTGCACCAGGTACAGACGGGTGTGATCTGCCGGGTCGGCAACTGCAGGTTCTGAATGTCGAATGGTGAGCACAGCTCAAAATCGACCTGTGCCCGGGTCTCTGCGGTTTTGGCATTAACGTAAAAAAGCTGCACGCGTTCATCTGCCGGGCTGGCGTTCGGGTTGCCCGCGCTCCAGTTGGCTGCGTCCAGGTATTTCGCCAGCGTGGTGTGGATCTTCACCTTCGCCCTCGCCAGGTCGTCAAACTCAAGGCACAGCGCCGTCACGTAGTTTCCGACATTCGACACGGAAAGCGTGGGCGTGGGCTGCGCGCCCGTGCTGGAGAGTTCCAGGCCTTTCAGCTCGTACGGGTAAGGATCGTATTGCTGACCCTGCCAGATGATCGCGGGCAGGTTGTCGGCGGCGAAAGCGGCCCAGCCTGCCGAAGCAATATTGTGGGCATGGAAGCGCAGTATCGTATCCATACCAAATTCGGTACCGTCTATCTCAATGAGCTGTATCAGCTCACCCGGTTCCAGTTTCTGTACGTCATTCGTAAAACTCATATTCGGCCCATAAAAAAAGGCCGCATAAGCGGCCCTGGAAGAGGAGATAAAACTAAGGCCCGAAGGCCTGCTCAAATACAAACGTTAGCTCTACAAAGCCACCGTGAGGAAAGGTTGGGCTTACTGAATCAGCTTTTACCCGATACAGTTTCTGCTCACCCCAGGGATTAACCCACCAGAACGATTTGATGACGTGAGTCAGTAGGAAATCGCGCACTTTCTTCATCGTCGCCACATCACCGTTACATGCCAGATTCCAGGTTTCGGCATCAGAGTTGATCCCGTTGCCCGCCACCTGCTTATAGCCATCCCCGAACTGCGCCTGAAGCGTGGCCACAGTATTTGCTCCACTGGGTCCGATGCGGACGCACCAGGTAAAAGTGTCGATTGCCATAGTGCTCCTTAGCGGCGGTAGAGGATGCCGCCTGGCGATATTTCTTTCCTCAGGCGATCGGTAAGGGTTTGTTGGACAATACCTTCAAGCTGGCGTGCTGTGCTGGCGGTATTGGCGTTACTGATTTCACCTGCAGAACCATCCTGGGTAATGTTGACCGGGGCATGAACATTGATGACAGTACTGCCATTACCCGTCGCATTATTCACGCCTGATGATACGGCGCGGACACCGAGCGAACCATCGGCGGCACGGGTCAGCGGCATAATCGCCTCCGGCCCCGCCTCGCCCATCACGCCCGCGCCTTTAGCAAAAGCGAAGAATGTAGGCGTATCCACAATGCTGTTGCTGAATGCGCTGAGCGAGGGAGAGTCGTAAACTCCTCCTTTCGCGTTAAAAGCGAAGTTCGCACCTGTGTTCTGAATTGCGGTGCCGCCAGTAGCGGTAGCGGCTGACGAGGCACCAAAACTGAACAGCGATCCAATTGAGCTGACGGCATTAGCAACAGCCATATTGACCAGAACGTTCTGGATAATCTTCAGTACACTGACGCCCCAGTCCTTCCAGCTGTCAACGTTGCCGTTGAGCATATCGGTTATCGTGGTGACAGCGCCGCCCATTGCCTGCTTCATACCGTCAGCGGCCATAGAGGAGTAATCTGTCGCCTCATCCACCCAGTTTGCATAACCTTCGGACATACCTGCCATCCAGTCCCCGCGCTGGACATCAGAAGCGGCGTAATACCCATTCTGGTCACGAAGTCGCTCGTCGAGGTAGCGCTTATTAAGCGCCAGACCCTGCTGATAGAAAGTCTCGTCGATTTCACCAGCCTGACGCTGGCGGAGAAGATCGGTATTCTTCTGCTCGAACTCCTTGCGCAGATTGAACTGCTCCTGAAGTCTTTCACGGAATCGGCTGCCCTGCCCGTAACCCAGCAGTTGCGCTTCATTGGCTGCGCGGGCGCTGGCATTGCTGTCGGCGAGGTTGGCTTCATAGTTTCGCAGTTGCTCACGTAATTTAACCTGATCAATCAGAGCAGCATTCTGCAATACTGTCTTTTTCTGAGCCTCTGTCAGAGAAGCGAGCTCCCCTAGGTTGACCTGATATTTAACCTTCGCCAGCTCAGTATTCTGCCCCTGCAGGGCGATCTGCTCTTTTTGCTGCTTTATAAGGCGATTATATACATCCTCTGTTTTCTCACCTTCGGTTTTACCACCTTTCGCCTTGGGTTTATTGGCCTCATTGTTTTGCCATTCAGACAGACCGTTATTAATCAGCTCCTGACGACCAGTCTGAAATTGTGGGTCTCTGGTTAATCCCAGATCGTCAGCCGCATAACTCAGCCGTAAACGTTCTTTGGCCTCACCTTTAAGGCGTGACAACTCCAGATCCCGGCGGCTCTTTTCAAGGGCATCGGTTTGCTTTTTATCGAGATCGGCCTGAGGAAGTCTGAGCGGGGCGTTCGCCAACCCCTGACGTGCCATAAGGAGTTGATTACCCAGCCCCAGCAGGCGGTTAAATTCGTCATGCTGCCCATTCATTAACAGGAGAGATTGATAAGCCCGGTTTTGATTAGCAGCCTCTTCTCGAATGAGTGCCACCCGGCGATGTTCAAGCCCTTCCAGAACCTGTTGAATAGAAGCGGATTCTTGCTGCATCTGAGCGAGTCTTTCTTGCTCAACAGATAACTGCTCTGTAGCCGTAGCCAGCCCACGAGTCACAGTGTCCAAAGATGTCAGGTGGTTAATCATGAAACCACCGCTGGTAGTCGGACCGGGGTTACTGATCACTGACTGATAACCAGCTATCTGCTCTTTCAGGCTTTCAACCTTGCTCTTTTGTTCCTCAATTAGCCTGTTCTGTTCATTCAGAGCGGCTCGAGTTTTCTCTGCATTATCTGAAGCTTCAGGCAGGGTCATTGCCCTCGTCTTTTTACTGACTTCATCTATCGTGCTGGCATATTCCTGAGCAGAGCGCCGAGCCTGCTCCTGATTTTGATACACCGCATACCAGGCACCGGCTCCAAGCATCACCAATCCCGGCACGCCGCCAATGAGCCCAAGGGCACTGCTTAAAAGGCGGGTGCCAACAGATGTGACACTATTGAGATTGCTTTGGGTGGTGACACGATTTGCAAGGTTCCGGTCTCTGGCGGCCTCCGCAGAAGCCAGGCGTCTTTCAGCGATAGCCTGTGCATCGGCGTTTTTGGCTGCCATCAGGCCTGCCTGCGCACGCTCAAGTGCTGTTCTGGCTCTGACTTTCTCTGTAGCAGAACCGCTAGCTAGAGCGGTAGTCAGCCTGGCCTGGGCTGCAGTGACTTTTGCTTCTGCCGCAGCAATTTTCTCTTGCTGCGCAGCCTGAACATCTGCGCTACGCGATCTCTGTACAGCTTGCTGAGCCCTATAAACCTCCGCCCTTGAGGCGGCAACGGCAGACTGTGCAGCCTTATCCTGTGCAACGGCAAGAGCAACCTCTGACTTAGCCGCAGAAATTAGCGCACCGGTTGCGCTCGTGGCGCTAGTTACTACTCCACTGAGATACCTTGCCAGCCCAACGCCAACAAGCGCACCCGCCACTGTTGTGATCGTGGACATATTGTCTGCAACATCACTCAGTGCGCCACTTACTGCCGATGAGGTAAATGAATCAAGCGTTTGGGCAACTCCGTTCAGGCCACCAGATAGCGCATCGGTAGCACCTGTAGCCTGGTTGACACCTCCAACCCATGCCATGAACGAGTTTGTGACTTTTTGCAGGGATCCGGAAACTGTTTGCGGCATGTTGGCAAACTCACCCTGTAATGAGCCCAACTGGCTCATTAATGCAGGAACAACCTTATCAATCGTAAGTTGCCCCTGGTCAGCCATGCTCTTCAGGTCTTTCCGGGCCACGCCCATTCCGGCGGCAAGTGCGCGGATAACACGATCACCTGCTTCGTTAACGGCGTTGAATTCTTCACCGCGAAGTACGCCCTGCGCCAGAGCCTGGCTGAATTGAGTGATAACAGAACTCGCTTCCTGAGTATTAGCCCCCGAAAGTTTGAGGCCGGTAGAAACAGCTTCGGTAATTTTCAGAACTTCGTCAGAGCTATACCCATACTCACGCATTGAAGCAGCTGCGCGTGAAAAAAGGTTTGCGTTGTCTGAAAACGCGGTGCCAGTTCTTTGGCTGATTTCCATTAGCTGGCGCTGAGAGAGAGTAAAATCATCAGCTGAAGATGATGCCTGCTTAAGACGAGCGTTTACTGAATTCCACTCATCAGCAATCTGCACGAGCTTACCAGTCGCAAAAGCGGCCGTAGCAGCAGCAGCGGCTCTTCCTGCCGATGCAAATCCAGCGGTAAGATCAGATAGCGCCCTTTCGCTCTCTCGGGCGGCAGCGGCTGCCTGACGGCCACCATTTTGCATGGTGCGGTAATAATCCTGCCCCATACGTGAAGCGCGGGAAATTTCCGTCTGGAATGATTGCGAGTTAGCGGAAATTTTAATTATTAACTCACGTAAAGTTGCCATTTAGTCTAACTCCAGACGTAAAAAAACCGCCGAAGCGGTTTTATTTTTATTGTTTCCAGACCTTTTGCCTGGCTTCTTCGAGGTATTCTTCATCAGTCTTAACCGGGGGGGAATCGACTGCTAAATCACTACCACAGTGTTTACATTTAATAGCTTCGCTTTTAATTAACTCTGCACAGAATGGGCACTTTTTCATGCCATCGTTTTCAATTAAGTCTTTTTCTTCTGCCGCAACATCCTTCTTTATTACCAAAGAATGCACAAAAGCAATTATAAACAGCAGAGCACCATACACCCACCATGCAAAGAAAGATCGTCCTTTGCTTTGAGCAATTAAGGCTGGAATTAAGCCTATGACAATTGAAACTAGTAAAATTTCCATTTTGGTTCCCCAGCATTATCAGTCTAAGAATCCTAATATTATCTGGGTCAAAAGTCACTGCGTCGCGGCAGTAAGTGCAGCCTCAAGCCCGGCAAACGGGTCCTCCGGTGCTGATTGCTCGTCACTACTCCAGCACAGGATCGCATCGTCCAGTGGCACTTTTACCCCCTGTGCGCCGTACACGGCAGAGACAATCTGGGCGGCCTGAATGTCACCGCGAATATCGCCAACCGGACTTTGCCTGTCGAACTCAATCCACATCAGAAGCTCGCTTGCTGTCATGTTCTGCCTAAGCTCTGAGAGCGTGCGCCCCATTCGGAGCGCAAGCGACATCAGAAACTTTACGCCGGGGGTTGCAACTTTTCCCGCGCTTCTTCCGCGTTATTAATGAGGTCCAGCGCCTGTTTCAGCAGGCGTGAATGAACGGGTCCGTAAATTTCGCGCACCTGTTCTTCTTCATCGACGCTGAATACCGGTTGCTTATCGGTATCGCACAGGACGTCAATAAAGAGAACCACGTCAGCGCAAAGATTACGGTGCGCCTTTTCAGATACCGACACATTTTCATCGTCAGCACCGACTTTCACTACTTCCTGCCAGCGCAGCCAGGCTTCGCCAGACGGCTCACGAAGAACAACTTCGACGCCTTCCCACTCAGGAACCGCCACCGTCTTATGACGAAAGCCTGACATCTTCGCCATGGCTAATTTTTTCAGATTTTGCGACATCTGTTATGCATGCCGGGCCAACCCGGCATCTCCATTAATTGACGGTAAGGGTACAAGTTGATGATGTAATTGTCTTAACCGGGGCAGAAGAATCAGTGACCACGCAGGTGTAATCTCCCGCATCACCCGAAACAGCGCTGGATTTATTGAATGTGTCAGATGTTTGCCCACTGATAGTGACACCAGCTTTCTTCCAGGCATAGCTGTAGGGAAGTTTACCGCCAGCGGCGGCGACCGCCATACTGATCGGTGCCCCAACCGCTACAGATTGTGCAGCGGGCAAATCAGTGGTCAGTTTAAGGGCCGGGTCAATCGGTACCGGTTTCCCTTTCAGACGCAGGGAGAACGTTGCCGCCACTACGCCGTTGGTACCGGAAGACCAGGTGTGCTGACGAACTTCGGCAAGGAACTTAAAACCATTGCCTGACGGGAAGATGATCTGGAAACCATAAGCAGTATCGTTGTCATACGCATCACGCAACGCGTCCTGCGCAGCGTTACGGTAAAAGTTACCTGACAGTGATATCTCCGAAGGGGCCGGGAGGCCATTGACGTTCTCCTGCTCAGTGGAGCATAGCGTGGTGACGTCAATATCCTGTTTTTGCCCGCCGGTGAACTGCGCTTCTTTGAGAGTGCAGCTCAGATCGAGATAGACAGCGGTTTCCATTGCGTCTCTGGTCGTTGGCAGTGACGAAATAAGGATTTTCGTCAGCTGCGATTTTTCATAATACGAGGACATAATGATCTCCGGATATAAAAAAGCCGCCCGCAGGCGGCAGAGTTAATATGAAGGGTGGCTTTATTGCCAGATCTGAACTTCAAGCGTGGCCCGGTAAAGTCCGGTGTCCGGCTCGTAGCCGTTAATCTCGTTCAGTCCGACAGGATGCAGATCGGCCAGAGCAGATTTAACCTGAACACGCAGCGCCCGGGCGTCATCAATCGACGAGGCCCAGGCATCAACCTGAACCGTGCTTGCCGTTTCTGCCGGGCCGCAGAAAACATCCTCGCTGACTGAACCCGGGAGCAGATAAATCACCCACGGCGCCGTAGTACCCTGCGGCGCAACGTACGGAAAAACGTTTCCGCCTGCCAGCGCACTGAGCCGCTGATAGATGTCAGCCTCTGTCATTTCGCCAGCACCTCATCAATGGCCTGATTCATGCGGGCCAGCGCTGCCTGCGTAGCCTCTTCCTGCCGGGTATCGAATGCCGGGCGAACGAAGGGGTGCGCAGGCATATTCGATGTACCGAGTTCAACGAAGCGCCAGTAAAAAGCGTTGCGCGGATTGCTGGCCTTCATTTTGTTGTCGCTGTTGCCGGTATCCGGGTTAACGCCCCGGATATGCACGCCGGAAGCGATTTCGCCGCGACGGCGACCCTTCTGGGTCACCACCACCACGTTTTTTTTCAGTTTCCCGGTAAGGACGGGCGCACGATCTTCTACCTCCTGTCGCAGAACTTCTGCACCAGCACGCGTGGCATCACGCAAAACCTTATTATTTTCAGCCCTGCTGAGCGTCTCCAGATCCTTCGCGATATCGGCCAGACCGGAAAAATCAAGACTCGTTGAAATCACTGTTTCACCCCCTTCTCGCAAAGCAATTCGAGCCTGGTGCCGTTCTCTGCTGAGATAGCCGACTTGATGTCATATATCTCACCGCCTCCGGTTGGCGGCAGATGAACGGCTCGCCATCCGGTGGTTACGGGAATGCCTGGATAACGACGCATCCAGATCCGGGTTGTGGTGCTGCTCAACTCTGCGCCGCCGTCCATCATCTCCCGGCCCGATACATCCGCGACTTCTGCCCGAACCGAAGCAACATCCACCCAGCCGGTTGCAGGCTGTCCGGACGGTAATCGCCCGGTTGCCGGTTTCTGAAGGGTTACCCTGTGCCGCAGACGTCCCGCTTTCATAGGCCATAAATCCGGTAGGGTTGAAGGAGTGCTTCAGTAGAGAAAGCCAGCGCAGATGTCGTGCTGCCGGTGCTGACCGTTTCACGGTTGGTGTACCAGTGGGCAATCAGCATCAACATAGCCATTTCGACATCCTCGCCATAAAGCAGCGCGTCTGGATCGGCCATATAAAGCGGATCATCCGCCTTTTCATAAAGCCGACGGCGGGTCCATTTTTCAACATAGCGCTCCGCGGCTTTTATGCCCGTATCGATCCAGGCGTCGTCTTCCGTGAAATCCTGTTCGATATTGCAGTGATGCTTCACCTGCTCTTTAGTCAGCATGCGCGCCCCTTACTTACCTTTGCCTTTTCCTTTTGGATCGGGGTCTTTATCCGGTCCCGGTTTTTTGGCGCCGGGTTCTGAGGCATAACCGCGTGCCACCAGCTCGCGGCCATGCTGTTCCAGCGTCTCGAACTCAGTACCTTCAGTAAGCACGCTGCCTTCAAAGTAAATGGGCTTGATAGCGATCAGCTTCATGGCTGTCTCCTTAAAGGAAAACGAAAAGCGGCCCGCAGGCCGCCGTTAAGGATTACGCACCGCCACCAGCAGCAGGCGCAGTGAAGGATCCGTAGATGAACGCTTCCGGGCGCTTCACCGCCAGCGCCAGGCGCTCTTCGCAGCGAATCGAGATCATGTTTTTCTCGAAGTCGTCGGCGTTCTCAGTGGAGATCACCACGTTGGCATCTTCACGGTCGAACAGCTGGGCAGCGGCGTTGAATGCACCGGTCAGGAACCTGCCCTGGAATGCTGCGGCTTCGGTCGCAACCACAGGAAGGCCCCAGAGGGTTGGACCGGTCAGGGCCGCCGGGTTCGCCAGGATATAGCGGCCCAGCGTGTCCTTGGTGAGTTCAATCTTCGCCCAGTCGATGAAGTGCAGGACGTGGCCGGAAGCCGGGAAGCGCGCCAGCTGCGCCTGCAGCATTGCGAGGCGCAGATCGTCGATGCCGTTCTGCTGTTCAACGGTGAACGCAGCGTCATACGCCGAGGCCTGCGGTACGATGCCTTTCAGGTGCGCGCCGGTACCATCGCCGAAGAGAATCTCCTGCTCTTCGACATATTTCAGGCCGTAACGCATTTCAGCGTCGATAGTGGACTGCAGCTGTGCAAAATCATCCAGGATCTGCTTGGACGCTTTGAACATGTGCGCGATGGTGGTCACCGGGGTGATCTGCGTGGCGAACTGGATATCGCTGTACGGCTTGGCGGTGCCTTCCGGCACGACTTTCGCCGCATTAGTGAATCCGGTCTGCTGCACCCAGAAGATGGCCGGTGCCGAGGTGCGACCCGGAGCAATCAGATCCCGGATGAAGAGGCGCTGCTTCGGCGCGGTATCAATACCCGGCAGGCGCTGCGGCTCGACCACACCGGGGGCAACATCAGTGGAAATCAGCGCGGCGTTCACCGGAACGCTGACGCGCTTGCCGCCTTCAACGCTTGCCGCGAAAGCTTTTAGCGCTTCACTGCTGATAACGGTCTGGCCGACGGTCTCGATAATTTTTGCAGCGCTGGCCAGCGGCATCTGAGCTACCTGCTGCTCAATTTCACCTACTGAAGATTTCAGCGACTTAAGCGCATCGTTCAGCGCATTGTGTTCAGTGGCAATTTTATCCACTGCTTCTTTGGTCTGCGCAGATAGCTGACCAGAGCTTTTAGCCTCCTTCAGCGCGTCCTCGGCTTTCTGGCTGAAAGTGCCGGAAACTTCTTCCAGCTTCGCAGAAACTTTTTTCAGTAATTCGTTAACTTCAGACATGGTCTTTCCTTATTAGCCGAACGCGGCCAGCGCGTCTTCAAGTTGTTTGAGATTGTCAGGGTTGATTTCTTCGGTAGCGCCCGGCGTACCTTCAGGGATGACAGCAGCGCCTGGCTTGCTGCCGGATAAGGCTTTAAGAAGTTTTCGACGCTCAGAGCGCGGCGTATCGGTTTTGGCCAGCAACGCATCAAGCTTGCGCAGCGCCGCCGCCGGGCTGTCGTCGTCGTCAGCAATTTCATCAGCGGAGAGGAGGCTGTCAGCAAAGCCTTTCGCCACCGCGTCACTGCCGCCAATATAGGTTTCGCCGTCCATCATCTTTTCGACTGTGGCGGCATCAAGACCGCTGCGTGCCTGGTAGATATCGCTCATCGCTTTATCAAACGGCTCCATGTCAGCGGCGATCTGCGCCAGGTCGTGACGGTTACCCATCGCATAGACCCAGCAGTTGTGGATCATCAGGAAGGCGCCGCGTCCGATCTGTACATCATCACCGGCCATCGCGATAACCGACGCGGCGGACGCCGCCAGACCCAAAACCTTCACAGTGACTTTGCCGTCGTACTCACGCAGCAGGTTGTAGATCGCCAGGCCTTCGAACATGTCGCCGCCCGGGCTGTTGATGTTAACCGTCACGTCAGCACCGCCGAGAGAGCGCAGCGCACCCGCAATGCGGCTGGCCGTCACACCCTCTCCCCAGTAATCAGCACCAATCACGTCGAAGATGGAAATGCTGTTGTCACCGTCCCGGGCGGCGCGGATGCCGCCGTTCCAGCGCTCCATTGCCGCAGCCGGCAGATCAGGTTTTTCGCGCGCAAAAGGTCGCCCCTCCGGCGCAGCCGGAAGGCTTTTAATCGTCATGGATGCTCCTAAGCCGCTTTTTTCAGCGGTGACTGTTCGAAGGGAATATCAGGGAATACGTGGTTATGAACCTGCCGCAGCGCGAATGCCTGCGCGGCCTGGCTGTTCTGTTTAAGATCTTCAAGCGGCGTCAGGTTGAGCTGCACCGTGTAAATATCGCCGCCTTCGATAGGAGGCATATTCTCCAGGCGGCGCACATCGTTGCGGGACATCCAGCCATTCTGCAGCGCACTGGTGTAGTACGCCGCACGGCCAGCGCTGTCGGCGCGTAGCAGCCCTTCTACTGAGAACTCGGCAAAGAGGTCCTCTTCACCGTTCAGCAGGCAGCGGGAGATCTCCTGCTCAATGTTCACCAGCAGCGGACGCAGCGTATGGGTCAGGAACTGGAGATTCATCCCCTCGAGGCTCGATGCCCAACTGCTCTGTTTCGAGGTGTGGCCCACCATAAACGGCGGCACGCGAAACCAGCGGCAGATCTCCTCAATACTGAAGGAGCGCGACTCAAGCATCTGCGCCGCCTCGGGGTTCATGGTGACATTCTGGTATTTCAGCCCGCCCTCAAGAACCATAATTTTTCCGGCGTTTTTAGACCCGGTAAAAGCCTGCATATAGCCCCGAAGTCGCTCTCTTTGATCCTTATCAAGCGCCTGGTCAGCTGAAAGAAAGCCCGAGCTTTGCAGGCCATTTTCGAAAATCTTTGCAGCTGACTCTTCGACGGCCATCGCCGCGCCGATCACGTCACGACCCGTCATCATTGGCATCATGCCGCAGACACCATCAAGGCCAAATCCCCGGATGTGCATCAGGTTCTTTTCGGAGATAACGCGTTTCTTGCCGTCCTCGGTGTAGGTGTATTCCAGCCTCCCGGTATCCAGCCGCTTCACCACCATATTCTGGGGCAGCAGTGGCACCAGCGACACCAGCTTATTGCCGATAAACAGCTTCTCAACAAAGGCATTACCGCGCAGGCAGATGCTGGCCACCACCATGAGCATAAAGCGCGACGGCGTCATTTCCAGATTCGGACGGCGACAAAGCACCTGGTAAACCGGATGATTCTGCGCCAGCTTGCGCGAGCCATCAGCCTGGCGGGTATAAATCTTAACCGGTAGCGTGGATACCGACTCGCTCAGAAGCCGGACACAGGCCCAGACCGCAGAAAGCTGAATAGCCCGATCTGCAGTCACCACCTTGCCGCTGCTGCTCGTGCCGTACCACTCCTGCCAGAACGTTCCGGTAGTCAGGCTGATGGGCACGCCCAGCCAGTTGAGCAAGGCGCTTTTTACCTTGCCAGGCTGCTTATTTTTCTTCATCAGAAACCTACCATGATGGGATTTTCAAAGAAGCCGTTAAGATCCTGCCGGGTCTCCGGCAGCATGGCCCGGCCTATATCCATGATCAGGGCAGTGGCCCCGTCGATTTTGTTCTCGCTGTGCTCCTTAATGGGCCGCACAACGTCATCGTTACCAGGGAGGTGCTTGCCCACCACGTTAGAGATACACCATGTCAGTATGGGATGGCCGTCATGGTGGAAGCGTCCGGCCTCTATCGCCGCCTCAAGCTCTTTCATCGGATCCGACATATTGGTGTAGTTCTGGACGATGGTTATCGGGCTGAGCCCCTCATCGGCCAGATGGTGGGACAGGTTCGTGGCGCCGTGGGGATCGATGGCCGATTCCTCTACCGGGTTCTGCCGGTTGACCGCCTTCGCTTCCTCCAGGATGACGCGGTAGTCGATCTCTGCACCTTCGGTTACCTCCAGGTGGCCGGAGTTCACCCACTTCTGGAAGCGTTCAGCAGTACGCTGATGATCGGTGTCCGTGCTGTATACCGTGTCATAAGGCACCCAGAACTTAGGCGCTATGCAGTAATAGTGCCGCCTGCCATCAATATCACGGCTGAAGATGCGCACCATGCTGTTCATATCGAGCTTTCGCGCCAGGTCGAACGAAAGGTAGCAAGGCTGACCCTCGAACTGCTCGATCGTCAGCGTTTCATCCTCGCAGTTGCGCCAGCTGACGAGGTTGAAGTAAGCCGCCCTGGCTGATACCCAGATGTTCAGATGCTTGGTTTTGAAAACGTTGGCCTGGCGGGCGTTGTTCATGGCCCGCTTCTGCTGGCTCAGCAGGAAATCGCTGTAGACAGAAATACCCATATTGGGATTCGCCTTGCGCAGCACCGCCGGATCGGTCCAGTCGTCACCCTCATCAACGGTGTAAATCACACCGAACAGCTCATCGTTAGGTACCGTGCCGTTCAGCATTTCAATAACTTCCCGGCGCTTGTCGTAGCACGGCCCCTCAATGTTGTAGCCCGCAGTGGTGATGGCCCACATCAGCGGCTGACGCCGGGCGCCCATACCTGTCAGCATGGTGGTGTAGAGCGCGTCGGTATCGTGTTCGTGATATTCGTCCACAATGGCGCAGCTCGGAGAAGCACCATCGCCAGGGTTGCCGATCAGCGGCTCAAGACGGGCACCATCTTCCGGCCGGTTCATGTTGGAGGCATTAACCTCCACGCCAAACGCGTCACAAAGCGCCGGGGTGCGTTTACACATCAGGCGCGCCGGGCGGAACACTTCCCACGCCTGCTTTTCCGTCGTGGCGCCGGAGTAAACCTCCGCGCCAAACTCGTCGTCACAGGTGAAGCAGAACAATGCCACACCGGCAGAGATCGCCGACTTACCATTCTTACGCGGGATCTCGGTATAAACCTCGCGGAAACGCCGCAGCTTCGAGCCCTTGCGTACCCAGCCGAACGCCGAGCAGACGATAAACAGCTGCCAGGGCTCAAGGGTGATGGGCATGCGTTTGAAGGCCCACTCGCCTTTCGTATGCGGCAGAAGCTGGATAAATTTTGCCGCCTTTTCCGCCAGATCTTTATCGAACCGGTAAAGAAACTTTTTCGTTTTCTCTTTCGCCAGATCATCAAGGTGCCGCTGGCACGCATCGATGACGTAGCGGCACGCCACAGTTTTCCCCCGGACGATGTCACGGGCATACTGATTTGCGGCGTTCACGTTAGGGTAGGCTTTGCGCGTCATAGGTTTTTAAAGGGGTTGTCCGACTGTTTTTTGTTCCCACCAATCAGACGCTGCCTGCTGCTGGGGTCCAGCCCGAGCATGCCTCCGAAGGAGGCCATCTGCCGCATTGCTTCATTCAGCACGGTCAGCGCCGGGTTTTTGATCACACCGCCCATTGCGCCGGTTACGGTGATTCCGTTTTTAGCAACGTCCACCTGCGCAGCCCGGGCGTTGGCATAGGCCACACAAAACATTTCGAGGTTGTGTAAATCCGTGGCGCACAAAACCTCCTGCGCGCACAGCTCATTAGAGATCATTCTCCACATTGTCGCAGCGGATTCGCTGAGCCATTCAGGCGGGTCAACACCCGTTATGGGTGTGAAGGAGGGTTCTTCTTTATTGAGTGCGCGCTTACCCGGATTGCCTGCCAGCAACTTCCGGGCAGTCGGCTTGGCGCGGCGTCCGGATCGGCCCGTCGCTCCAGCCATAGACGCTCCAGTTAAATTTTATATTTCGCGGGTGTAAAAATCTGACTGAGGCGGCGGTCCTCAGCAGGCAGGTGCCTGAACTTTTGACCCGCCCTCCCCCGGTTCTGAGAATCGATATCATTCACATAAAAATGATTGCATTTGAAATCATTTCACATTACATCAGTCGAGATGGAAGTCATCACTAACTTTGCGGCGCCGCGCGCTACTGGCATTGTGCGGACAGGCGCTGGAGTTATGGCCTGACTGACCGCAGTAACCGCAGCGCAGGTTCGCGCGGCGGGCTGAGCCACCCCATGTCTTTGGGCAATTCGCTACGGTGTGCAGCGTCGAGCCGCAGTAAGTGCAACGCATATAGCTCATCGGGTTCTCTCCGTCGCGGTCTTGCGCTTATGGCATGGCCAGCACAGCGATTCGAGATTGCTGTCTTCGTCTGTGCCGCCGTGAGCTTTCGGGATGATGTGGTCGACCGTTTCCGCCGGTCGAGGTCTGCCGTTGCGCAGGCATTGCTGGCAGATGTGTCGATCACGCTTAAGGATGCGGACGCGGATGATGTCCCACTTACTGCCGTAGCCACGCTGGTGGCGGCTCAGGCCTCGCTGATGCTGCTGCCATCCTTCATTACGGTGGGTTTCGCAGTAGCCGGAACGGTCAGTGGTGGTGCCAGAGCACCCGCGCTTACGACAGGCGCGAGGGATTGCGGCGGGCATTAGCGCTTACCATAGAGCAGGCCACCGGGCTGTGTTGCGTTGCGGATAGCATCATGAACAGCCGATTTAAGGCTGTCGATTGATGCCGCCTGCCCGATCATCTCAGCCCTGAGGGATACAAACAGATCGCTGTTGCGCACAGCATCCACCACCGCTTCACGCATGTCGTCTGAGAGCTCAACCCTGGTTGCAACTGCCTGCGCCCGGAATAGACTGCCCTTAACTGAGATCATCCCGGCAACACGTCGCTTTTCGCTCTCGCTGTCATTTACACGGATGCTGTAACTGCTGCTGATAGTTGCGTTACCCATCTTCTCACTTTGAATGGTTCCAGGCTGAACACACGCATCATTGAGAACAGTTTCACCCACCAGCTTTTTATCAGCTTTCTCTTTGCGTCCGGCCTGGATGCGTTCGATCGCATCTTTAATCTCCTCAGGCGTATACCCACCAGCAAACACGGTGTAGCGCTCACCTAAGAAAATAACGGGCACTTTACCTTCTGAAGATGCACCATGGCTTTGCTCCCAGCAGTATTTTAAATGGTCAAGCTGGTCAGCAATAGCGTCCTGAATACGCAAGAGATAGCCGAACGATAAGCCAGCTAAAGGCTCCGACTTTTTATTGTCCATAGTTGTTTCCTTTTAGATGTGAGCCTGTCGTACGGGACAGCCGCATGAGAGAAGCGGATCCCCAGTCTCACGGCTGAAAGACTCTCTTTGAAGCGCGTACGAGGCGCATAAAAAAACCCCGCGTGAGCGAGGCTATGATTTATCCCCTACAGGGTATATTTTAGATTTATCCGCTATAGAGGATACGCGCATTATTGTACCGAATGGCATTTCATTAATCGGTGCAAAAGCGTAACGGGCAGCAAAGAAGTTGCTTTTCTTTAGGTGTAATTTAGGCGTTTTTCTCATATCAAAAGGAAATTAGAAATGCCAGATATGGTTGACCCAAGCGACTCTTTAATCAGCTTCCAAGATGCCTTGGCAAATAAGCTAATCACCCTTTCATCTTGCGTAGTACACCCGGAAATGAAAGTTCTATTAGATGATGCTGAAGGCACCCCAAGGATCACTTATGCTTTGTTAGACGGAGAAAAGGTACAAGGGATAGCAATCTATGTCCCTGCAGAACCGATAGATGGAATGCCATGCTTCGGTTTAGGTTACGCTGTTGATGAGCACTACAGAAAACAGGGTGTTGCAACGAAAATTGTACAAAAAAGCATGGATGAAATGCGTGCTGGCTTCAGAAAGACAATACCAAAATTTTATATTGAAGCGATTGTTGGCGTTGACAATCATGGCTCTAACAAAGTGGCGTCCAGATTAATTTCTGAAAAACCCACTGCTTGTGATGACACATATTCAGGCAAACCTGCTCAGCAGTACCTACGCTTTTTGGAGTGAGAAAAAATAATCAATCTCCAAAATTATCGATAACATACTAGGCGTTTTCTTTTGGGAGCGCCTTGTATGAGGCTTTATTTTTTTGGGCAGTTCACCTGCCAAGCCAAGTTATGCGCCAGAATGTCTCTCTTCGTCTGCTTATCCAGCATATCCCAGTCATGGTCTGTGCCGTAGATAGGCCTCACCCAGTCGCAGCCGGTGTCGATCACCTCAACCTTTGCGGGTCCAGTTGTTCCACAGCTCGCGATCAACATCGTCATCAGGCATATGGTTAACAGTCTGCTGTACATTGCTGGCCTCTTTCGTTGCTTCTATCCTGCGTTCAGCCACTGCCTCTGTGGCTGAGGCCTTCTCTTCGGTGCGTTGCTGATCAGCTTTTGCTTCCGCTTTGCTGGTGCCGCGTGAATGGCCTAATCCAAATGCGCCAGCGATAGCAGCGATCACCGCTGCAGCCAGCCCAATAATCACTTCGATACCCATCTTGACCTCACAACAGAACGGACTTCGCCAGGTTGAACAGAGTGCGCCGTTTATCCAGGCCGTTACGTCCGCCATTGATGATCAGCGTGACGCGCTCTACATCGCCCGAATAAAGAAGGCAGCCGTGGGACACGTAAAACCATGCTGCTGATCGCGCGGCATAGACATCCTGCTCCAGCAGCTCCGGGTGGGTTACCAGATCCAGCTTCATCACCTGCCCGCAGTTACGGTAGTTGCTCAGGCCTGTGATCTGCTTCAGACCGCGGCCCCGGTATTTCCAGCCGTCACCAGCCACCTGATTGCCCAGGTTCTTTTTGCCCCACTCTCCGCCATAAACCAGATTGGCGATCGCTTTCTGGTTAGCTGGCTGCGTGGCCGTTCTGCCGAGGGCTGCGGCCTGCTGTGCTGTGATGCGGTGCTTACCGAACACCGACACCACACTGTCTGCCGCATAGTTCAGGTTTTCCACCAGCCGGGTAAAGCCACCGGACTCATGGCCTATCTGTGCGATGAACATGGCCTGATCGAGCGGCGCGGTAATCCCGAACTCTTTCATAGCTGCGTCGATATGCGGATACCAGCGCGCAGCTAACCCGGCGCTGATACCAGCCGCCTTCTGAAATTGTGTTTGGTTCATTATTGCCTCAGATGATCGACCAGCCGCGCAACGTTGCCTCTGACGGCCACCAGCACGGAAAGGAATATGACGTTGGCCCCAATAGTGGCCCACGATGAATGAGGATATATGCCGCACAGATAGGCTAACGGCACCGCGCTGTACGTGACAGTAATCAACCACGCCAGGCGGGAAACCCACGGGCGATGACGTGAATCACCGCGACGGTAAAACATCAGGGTGATCACTACCCCGGCGCAGAGCAGCGCGTTGATAGTTGCTGTCGGGTCATTTAGTACCACCAGAACCTCCCCGGCGCGTTATCAGCGCCACCAGCGAGCCGACATCCTGGTTATTCAGGAACGTCAGGATTTTGACGGCTAAAGCAGAAACAATAACGGCACCAATGGCGTCCAGAGGTTTATCGCTGTAGCCGGTCAGGTTAGCCAGCTTCGAACCCACCAGGCCGGAACAGAGAATACCGGCGATATAAGACACAACGAAATATGCCATTCGGCGTGCCGCGCCCAGGTCAGCGGCTGTGGCGATGTAGAATACAGCCCCTGCAAACGCGCCAAACACCACACCATAATCTGTCCCGGTCAGCAGACCATAGACACTGGCCCCCGTAAGGGCACCACCAGTCAGCCCAGTACCGGAAATCGGATCGGACATTTAGCCCCCTCTTATTGCCGTGAGTCCTCTCAGAATTGAGGGGAAATGAAAAAGGCCACCTGTCGGCAGCCGTTTATATATCTTATGGGTATTATACCCACAAATAATTTGACTCTCGTTTAAAAGGTGGGTATTATACCTACAGGTTAACGAGATGGAGGATTGATGAGCAGTGCAGAGTTAATGAACATACTGATGGCTGATGGATGGGTTAAGCAGCGACAAAACGGAAGTCACGTAACGCTGAGTAAGCCAGGGGTAACGAAAAATATCACCGTACCCCACCCCCGGAAGGATGCATCAAAGGGGGTTATCCGACAGGCTCAAAGAACATCAGGAATTAAGTTGTTATAACAAGGGTGCGGCGCAAGCCGCCCCTCTCTGCAAAGGTCATCATCCGTAACTGATGAGGTGAATATGATTTATCCGCTCTTTATTTTCAGAACAGACAGCGGCACGTATGACGGCTATTTCCCTGATGTGGAGGGATGCTTCTTTGCCGGAGATACGTTCGAGTCGGCCATACGCGATGCGGAAACCGCGTTCGGGCAGCACATGGAGGTGCTAACGGAGCAAGGCGGACATGTTCCAGCGCCACGCGATCCGGGTGATTATCTGGGCGACGAGAGGTTAACCGCCGATGATGGTTTTCTCGCGCTGGTGGAGATTGATCCGACGAAGTATGAAACCAAAGCTGTTAAGTTCAATCTTACGATGCCCGGCAATCTCTTGAACGCCATGGATCGTTACATCGAACAGAACGGGCATAAAAACCGCTCTGCGTTTCTTGCCGACTTAGCCAGGAAAGAGATCGCCAGAAACTGATTTAAGGGCACCTTCGGGTGCCTTTTCTCTACGCGTAAAAAAACCCGCTCGGTGGCGGGTTTTTAACTCTGAACATACAATGCCCATCGTTAACGTCAAATTTACACAAAAACGGCAACTTTGCAAGTAACGTGACGCTAAAAAGTGATATTTATATCGGATTATGCGCTCTTGTTACTTTCCCCAGCTGAGCGTCAGCATTACTTTCTTCCTGAAAGCATTTCGTTACCAGACTTTCATAGAACGGCTTCCAGCTGTAGCGCCATGTACGATCGGGAAGGCTATCCAGCTCGGCCAGAACGCCGCGGTATGCCACTGAGGATTTAGGTCTGCTGTACCCTCTTCCCTCGCACCGTTTGCACTCCTTATAAACGGGTACGCCCTGAAACTCAGTTTCTTTACGGTCGAGGGTTTTCCCCGTTCCACCACACTGGCAGCGCTTACTCAGTTGGCCCGTGCCGTTACACTTGCCGCACAGCTGGTGGTCCACATCCTTAACCTGACGGGAGACCTTGAAGTCAGATGGAGACTGGCCCAGATCCTTAGCAAACTGAGGCAGGCGCATGGTGTAATGGCTTTTGGTAATCACGCTGGTTTTGGTGATGATACCTTTGCCCTGACATTTTGGACAATCAACACTGTCAGCAGCTGATGAGGCGTAGTCTTTGAAGGCGAATCGGGCGAGGATCCGCATGCACAGCGGGAACTTTTTACCCGCAGCTTTACGCACCGCCATCGGCGCATGCTGTTTGGCGTACTCGGTCAGCCAGGATATCGCGGCTTCTTTATCCTGTGGGCTGATGCCTGCCTTCCCCAGATACATGGCCAGGCCGATCCCGGCATCTGCCTGAGTCATGCCCAGCGCCGCCATAATGTCGGTTACGGTTAACTGATCGCCCGCTGTTGCGCGGGCGCTATCCGAAATGTGCATACCTTTCGGTGCAAAAAATTTTAAAACTCCATCCAGATTCATCGCGTTCTCCACTCCGTCTACGCCAGTACGCCGATAGCCAGCGCCCGGTCTAATGTTTTCAGCAGCAGCTCTGGCTGCGTGCCGTATTTCGCTTCAAATGCCACGGCGTCAGCGTGTAATTCATCGTGGTGCGCTCTGCACAGCGGGATCACGAACAAATCATGCGCTTTGGTACCCATCCCACCCATGCCGTGGCCGATCAGGTGGTGGGGGTCGTCTGCTGGTTTCTGGCAACACGCACAAGGCTGCGCCTTTACCCAGCGGGTGTACTTCTCGTTCTGCCAGCGTCGGCGCTTCGGCCTCAGCATGTAGGATTCCGGCGTCTCTGGATCCACCTGCAGCGCCAGCACCTTTTCAACGGCCTCCTCCACCATGCTGGTGGGCGGTACCGACGGCACAATGTCGGCCTCACGCATCACCGACTGGAATTTCTCAGCCGGGATACGCAGGACCTTGCGTGCTACCGCCTCCGGGATGACGTGGGCCAGCTTATTAATCGTCAGCCACCAGCACAGTTCTGGCAGGGTCACCGGGTGGGCATCATCGAAACCCAGCCCGGCGCGAACAACCGACAATACCCAGGCTACCAGGTTCTTTCGTGCAATGCCCGACAGTTCGGCAGTAAATTGCTCTCGCACCCGGATATCACAGGCCCAGCACAACCGCAGCGCGCCAGGTGCATGCCGCATGGTGACCATTTCGTGATGGTGATAGTCGCTGTGGCGGTATTGGCAGCCAGATTCACGCATTAGCCAGGCCTCAAGGCATGACAGGCCACCAGCCCGCTGAATAACATCGGCATGCTCAAAGACAGGCACCATCAATGGGTCCTCTGCCAGCGGCTGGCCTGCCGCTGGAAGTTCGCCGGTTGGCAGGTTGGACAGGCGCTCCGGTTCGTTCTCCAGCAGAATGCGCCCGCGATGGAAATGCGGCATGAGTTCAGGACCAGGCCGGAAAGCCACGATCCCGAACTCCTTCACGACGACCGGGGTCAATAACGCTCTCACGCTGCATTCCCTTTAGCGATATGCTCTGCCCATAACCCACCAATCCACTTCACCCCTTTAGCCGTGAAGCGCGCCTGACTGAAGGCGTGGTTGGAAGTGTTAGAAGTCCCGGTTTTAACTTCAAAACGTCCGGCGTCGATATGCTGGTGCCGCGGCGTCAGCACACCGCCGAGCCGGTACATGATGTCGTTCTCGATCAGGAAAAGGCGGAATTCTGTTTCTTTGGCTTTAAGCAGCTTTGCCACCTGGCGGAATGAAAGTGAGCCGTTGGCGGTACAGTAGCGATCGACAAATTCAACTTTTGGTGCCGCAGCGGCCAGCTCCAGCGCCAGCCTCTCTTTTTGCTCGGCAAGATCAGCAGCAAGACGCAGCGCCTCTGGCAGGGTCTGAGGGACGCTCATCTGTTGGCCGCTCTCCAGTTCCTGCCAACGGTCAACCAGGCGGGCAGTAAATTCGGGGCAGAGCTGCGCAACAATCACATAGCTGTCACGCTTATTCACCTGATAGTGGTGATACTCCTGGCCGTTCTGCGGATGGGTGTACGGCAATGCCGTATACCCATCGATGATTCCTTTACCCATCAGTCGCTCGATAGTAATGCACACATCAGGGTGACGTGAACCTACAAGCGCGGCGATATCCCGGCTGGACATAGTCATCGTCTGGCCTGCTGCTACAGCGTGGTGTGTAGCGCAAAGAGTGAATATAGTTGTCTGGTTCATGCGTTTCTCCACTTATCAGGCGGCTGCACCCGCCGGTTCGTACTTACTGATCGTGATTTCGACCTTTCCTTTCTGCGTTACTGGCCCCCACTCCACCAGCATTCGCTTAATCTGGCTGTCATCCTCCCAGATACCTGCGTGGGTCAGCGCGTCGAAGAGCGCCTTGTTGTAGTTGTCGATATCGCGGCGCCGCGCGTCTGGCGGGAAAAGAACGATCTCTACCGCTGCCGGAGCGCTGCTGGGCTTCGGTAATTTGCGCAGCTGCTCAATGATCGCAGCGCATGCATCGCTCTGGTATTCCCTGCCCTTGGCGCTAACGAGAGTGCGGCCTTTCAACGGGCCGCTATTTGGGGATCGCCAGTAGGCATTGACGCTCGGCGGGAATGGCAGAGTCAGTTTCATAGCTCAACCCCGCGGATCTCCAGAAATGTGAGCGCCTGTTCGCGCGCGCTTTCATCGCCGACCAGCAGCGCACGAATTATCGCAATGGCTTCGTCTTCGGATTGCTGCCCTGTAATGGTGATCCCGCGGGAAACGCCCGGGGTGATAGTGATCGCGCCTTTTCGCTGGAGGGAGAGCAATGTGTCCCGCGCCGAGTTTTGCGAGCTGCAGCCCATTAACCCAGCAAGTTCACTGACGGTTGGCGGAAAGCCGTGCTGTTTCTGGTAATCGACCAGCAGGTCTAAGACCTCCTGCTGGCGAATGGTCAGGGTTTTCACGCTGCCTTCTCCTCTTTCTGCCCGGCTTTACGTTCATCCATCAGCAGCCGGAATCGGGCCCGCAGAGAACGAATATTGTGCCAGTGATGCTGGGGGATGGACTCGAGAACCGCCGTAACCTCAGGGGCCTCTATTCCATATTCGCTGATCATCTCTGGCGCCAGAGTTAGCAGACGCTCCTGCATGTCTTTACGGATGTTGTCATGCTCGAAGCTTTGCTGGTTAAGCCAGTTAATCAGCTGTTGCTGATCAACATTTTCTCTTATCAGCGCTACCGCACGGGCAATGGTTTCGAGCGGCACAACAATGAATTCAGGGCTTGCAACTGAATCAGATGCCCAGGTATGCGCGAAGCGCGATTCTGCGAAGGTGTATACCCCTTTGTCGCCGAACGCCGCGCAGGCACACGCCCAAAAGTTGAAGCCGCTTTGCTCAACAATATCTTTCTTGGTCAGCGGAAGTTCTGGCTCAGCTGCTGCTGGTGGTGCCTCTTCCACCGGCGCTACGGCTTCTGGAATAATTTCCGGAATATTTTGCGGTTGTTGCTGTGGTTCAACCTGCTTAAACAGACGCTCAGCTTCACGGCGGATCTGCGACATGAAGGCATCCCCGCGCGCTTCCAGATCCTTACGGCTGATATAGCTCATCGCCTGGCCGCGCCAGGTCTTGTCGAATACGACGACTGCGCCAGCGAAGAATGCTCCAGACGGCACCTGCTTTTCGTTTTTTGGCACAAACCACATCGGCAGATCGAAACCAATTCGCCCACGAATGAAAGCAACGTGATCGGCATCTTCCGGCCACCACACCTCGCTGGTTGCAGCCTTGATCAGGAAAACAAAGCGACCGCCCTTGTCACGCATCGCGCTGGCGTGCTGCATGATGTAACGCATCCCGGTGATGTACTCATCCTCATGCATGCTGGCGCGACTGTATGGTGGGTTCGCAAAAGCAGCGCCGTTGAGTTCTGTCACCCTGGCGGACCAGTCCTGCGCCAGCGCATTGTCTTCTGCGGTGTAATACGCTTCGCATTTGCTGTTCTCGCCGTCGGAAAACAGGTCCAGAACGAACGGGCCAAACATTGAGTTGATACCCCAGAAAATGTTATCTGGCGTACGCCACTGATCGCCGACTTCTTTCAGTTCGTGCAGCGGCTGGCTGCGCAGTTCGGCCAGGTCCCGGCAGTATTTATTGGTCATTGCTCTTCTCCGATGTAATGGCCTGCCAGCAAACATGCGTCTGTTACGCAGCGTTTTTTGGCCTGTTTCAGGCATGAAGCACGCCGTTTGACGTAGCGCTCCCGGTCCTTATTCGCTGGTGACAGATCGAAAGCGTTAAGCCATACCGTGGCTGCGCGCAGGTAAAGCCCCTTCCCCTCCAGCTGGATGGCGTAATTTTCTAAATCAGTAAGGGCCCTGACCGTGTCTGCGTAGGACGCCGCTGCTGCTGCAGCGTCTGTTTTGACGAACTCTTCGCAGGGGTAATACACAATCGTCGTGTCGTTATGCACCTCGCGCTTTAGCTTCCCCTCGTTGTGAAAACGGAACAGGCAGCGGCTGATAGTGCGAAACGAGGTATGAGTCAGAACATTGGCAACCTGCCGGGTGCTGCAGCCTGGGTTATCCAGAGCAAACTGCAAAACTTCGGATTCGATGCTCATCCGTTCACCACCCGGAAGCCTTTGGCTCCCTGCGAATAATCGGTACCGACATAACTGGATTTAAAAAGCGGATCCTCTTTGATGCCGGAACTTGCTGGAGTCATCCAGTCGTCTTCGTAGTGTCTGTCAGGGCCGAAGAAAGTTTTGGCCTGTTTGACGAACTCGGTACCGGTCTTGCCTGTTTGAGCAACAAACCCGGCATATCGCTTAACGCCCTCCAGCATGACGAGAGGCGAAACGCCTTCTCGAACGCGGGCATCCCAGGCTTTCAGCGCAGCGCATTTCGAGTTACCACCTGCCCGCTTCGGATATAATCCCCAGGCCAGATCAAATAAGTTTTCATTGACTGGTTCATTGACTGGTTCAGAGAACTGACTGGTTCCGGGTGCAGCTCCTGCACCACTAACCGGTGCAGCAGATTCACCACCTGGTGCAGGAGATTCACCACCTGGTGCAGGAGATTCACCACCCGGTGCAGGGCGTGCGCCAGAGGGTGCAGCATTTGCACCACTAGGAAGGTTAAGTTTGTAAACGTTGGTGCGGTTCAGGCCGGTAGCCGCCTTGCGGACTTCAACCGATACCAAACCATCCTCCACCAGCTGCTTGATATGGTTTTGTACAGAGCGCTCTGATATCTCGCATTGTTCTGCGATATAGGGAACGGAGGGCCAGCATTCGCCTTGATCGCTGGCGTTATCGGCTAGTTTGATCAGCACGAGCTTGCGCAGCGGGTTACCCACTTTTGCTTTCATGGCTCTGACCATTAATTCCATGCTCATCTTGACCTACCTCAATTTCCCTGAAATCGCGCTTGAAGACCTGAAGTGGGCTTGAGCACTCGTGCGGATAGCCAGATCGCAGGTAGATAACGCGCTGCGCTTCTGGCTCCCAGCGGATGACTTGAACCGGGATGCCCCGGCGGTCCCTGAATCTTCTGTCGATTTCACGCATAAAGATTCTCCTTTACGGCGCCATACCCCCACGATTGCCATTGCCCGGCTGTGGTTACATGCAACCCAGCGGCCTGATACCATGCGCTCATACCGAAACGACGGGGTCCCATTGACCGGGAAGCCACGGAGTTGCGGCAGACGGTGATTTACCGTTAAACTGTTCATGCGTTAGTTTCTCCACTGTTACGACACGCCACGGCGCCCGGAGCTGCACACTCGCGGGCGTCACTCTTTTCTGGTGCACAAAACACACGGAAAAGCAGCGTTAAATGTTCCTGCCACTTAGCCATCACTTGATAGCTGTTCTCTTCGATTTGAGCTCGTTCTGCGTCGTCAATAACGCCATCAGCTGTTGCTTTACGCAGATACTGTGAGTGCTTGCCGATCCACTCTACAGATTCCATGAGGCGCTGATTGATGTCCCCGTTTTCCACCTCTTCAATATCAGCCAGCGGCACGAAGACGCCGTTTGAATGCCGAGCGATAGCGTCAGCAATGTAAGTAGAGCCACCAGCGCGCTGCAGAACCATGGCCCAACCCAGCGGGAAGATCTGATCACCATCGGTACGAAGGCGGTTAAACAAAGCGTTTTCAGTTACCCCCAACCACTCGGCTGCTTCGGCATATCCCCCAGGCAGTTCAGTAATTGTTTTTTTGATAGCACCCACCAGCCAGGCTGGTTGCTTATCAACTTTCCATTCAGGTTCTATACCCACGGTTTACCCCTTTTCTCTGTGGTTAATATCAAACTGCTTAATCTGTAGACTTTTGATAAAGGCTTGCGTCGTACTTGAGTTTTCCCTTCGTAATTCGCTCAATAACAAACGCCTGCTTTTGAGGAATTACATCTCCCCACCGACAAACTGCCGGGTGGGAGATCCCGAGAACACTTGCGGTTTTTGAAACCCCGCCAAAGTGGTCAATGACATCTGATTTACGCATGGCTCCTCCTGATTGATTCACGCCTTAAAGGTAACAAAAGGTACATTAAATAGCAAACAACAGTTACGAGGATTCTATGTAACATTGGTTACATGAAAACAGAGATGAAAGACCGAATCAGATCCCGACGAGTCCAACTCGACATAACACAGCAGACCCTTGCTAAAAGGCTTGGGGTTAGTCGTGTGTCTGTGACCAAATGGGAGAATGGCACGACAAAGCCTGACGGTGAAAACCTCCACCAGCTGGCCATGGCACTCCAGACTAGCCCCGAATGGATACTTTATGGTAAAGGTGAGGAAAAGACTGATGACACCAAAGTTATCCCGTTCCTGAAACCGCCTACAGCAGTCCCTATAATCTCTGCTGTACAGGCAGGGATGTGGACTGATACTTACGCATGTTCAAGGCTTACTGACGTGATTACATGGACGCAAACTACGGCAAATGTTTCTGATGAGGTATTCGGTTTGGTAGTTCGTGGGGAGTCGATGACCAATCCCCATGGCTTACCCTCTATCCCTGAAGGATCCATCGTTATTGTTGAGCCTCATTATGGTCAACTAGATGATTTGTACGGAAAGATAGTAGTGGCTCTCCTGGATGGTTCTGCGGAAGCAACAGTAAAGAAACTGGTATGGGATAGCCCTTTCGCATACCTGATGCCACTGAATCCAGCATTCAAACCTATCCCAATAGATGGTAACTGCCGAATCGTTGGGAAGGTCGTCCAGATCACCCAAAACCTCTAAGTTCCTAATACTTAATGCCGGATAACTAACCGGCATTTTTTATGCCCTTCATGGTAACAAAAAGTACATTCCTCGCTTGACCGCAAAAGTAACTAAAGGTACATTTAATTCGTGCAACGGTTCTCATTGTTACACATAACGTGGTGATCAAAGCCCGGCATAAGTAATGCGCAGGGGTAACAGTCAGAACGCGGACTGGAGGGAAACGGCGTTACAGCGGCATGAAAGGGCCGCCACCACAACCTAAAACCTGTAAAAGCTGCGTTGCTGTCTTTGGCGGCATCTGTCTCTACCCGTGAGGATGCCGCAATTTTTTTTACGCAACACACAAGAGCATCACCGTAGCGACGGCTCATAACCCAATCGCACGGGCTGTTCCACCAGCAGATGCTCTTCTGTGTTGTGTGGAGAAACTAACCTGGCGGCCAGTGCAGATGGCCGCCACGCCCTGAGGAGAAAGTAATGTCTACCCCGTTCTTCAAAAACCTTCTGATCTACCGCCTCAGCCGTGACATTGTCCTCGTTCAAGACGGCAAAACAGAGGAACTGGCGCGCCAGCTCGAGAACTTCCAGTTCACCCCGTGCGGTAGCCAGGATATGGCAAAAGCCGGTTGGGTGCCGCCGCTGGGCCAGCACTCCGATCAGCTTTTTCATCTGGTGAATGACCAGCTGCTGCTCGTTATCCGCCGTGAAGAAAAGATTCTGCCAAAGCCGGTGATCGCAGAAGAGCTGAATAAGAAGGTGTCGAAGCTGGAAACTGATCAGGGTCGCCGCCTCAAGAAAACTGAGAAAGACTCCCTGCGCGATGAAGTGCTTCACTCCCTTTTGCCGCGAGCTTTTACCCGTAGCAGCATGATCCGCATCTGGGTGAACCTTAACGCCGACCTGGTAATGGTCGATACATCGAGCGCTCGCCGCGCCGAAGACTCACTGGCGCTGCTCCGTAAAACGCTTGGTTCCTTGCCCGTCGTGCCGTTGACCATGGAAACCCCTATAGAGATCACCCTCACCGAGTGGGTGCGTAACGCTTCAGCGCCATCAGGTTTTGCGCTGGGCGATGAGGCCGAGCTGAAAGCAATACTGGAAGATGGCGGCATCGGTCGCTTCAAAAAGCAGGAGCTTTCCAGCGACGAAATCGTCACTCACCTCGATGCCGGCAAGCTGGTTACTCAGCTTTCGCTGGACTGGCAGCAGCGCATTAGTTTCGTGCTGAGCGATGCCGCCGCGATTAAGCGACTCAGGTTCGCCGACGAGCTGCGCAACCAGAACGACGATATTGATCGGGAAGATGCCGCCGCGCGCTTTGATGCTGATTTTATCCTGATGACCGGCGAACTGACTGCCCTTCTCAACAGCCTGACGACGGCGCTGGGCGGCGAAGCCCAACGATAACCCCTAAATAGTGGCCTACCCCATGTCTATGGGTTGGGTTGCTGCAACCTAAATTCCGCTGAACAGGAATTAATGGAGGCCGTATGAACCATATCGAGTTCATAGAGAAGAATGTCAGGGAGGAGCTAATTCGTGCTGGTTTCCCCACGTCGGTAGCCCAGGGGGGGCATGGCAGGCGATTGATCTTTACAAGCGCATGTCCCAGGCCAGTAAGAAAGGCGCGATTTTTGATGACTGCTTACGCTTCGCGAAATTGTGGGCTGAAAAACAGACGTCAAAAACTGAACTGAAGCAAAAAAAAACCACGAAAAAGACCACTCAGCCTGGTCTGTTTTGATAAAAGCGCGGTGCAGCGCGTATTAATGGAGAACACGTAATGTCATATATTCAGACACTATCCGGGAAGCATATTAACTACCTCAATATTCATCACGAAGATATCGTGATCGAGGATATTGCCACTGCCCTTTCTCACATCTGCCGCTTTGCCGGTCACCTGCCTGAGTTCTACAGCGTCGCGCAGCACTCGGTACATGTCAGCCAGCTGGTTCCCGCAGAGTTCGCGCTTGAAGCGCTGCTGCATGATGCTGCTGAAGCGTATTGCCAGGACATCCCGGCGCCGCTGAAACGCCTGCTACCGGATTACCAGCGTATCGAGGCGTATGTCGATAGCGAGATCCGCGCTAAGTTCGGATTACCGGGCCACCAGCACGATACGGTGAAGTATGCCGACCTGGTCATGCTCGGTACCGAACGCCGGGATCTGGACATCGACGACGGTACCGTGTGGCCAGTGCTCGACGGCATCCCACCAACCGATCTGTTTACCGTTATCCCGCTCCGCCCCGGCCAGGCCTACGGTCTGTTCATGGCCCGGTTCAACGAATTGACGGGGATCCGCAAATGCGCCTGACCAATATTCAGTTAATTCACGCCGCCCACCACGCTGCACGCTATATGCCGAAAGCATCAGCAGAACTGGTAAGGGAGCTGGCCACACGACTGGATGTTGCACTGGTGGCGCAACGCGAAACAGCGAAGCTTCGGGATGCGCTGGCTGCAGAGAATGCGGGGCTGAAGAAGTACATCTGCGATGAGTGCTATGTGGAGAACGTCAGTACTGGGCGATATGCCTGCGCTGGTCATAGCATGCCGTCTATCCCGGCCACCGACGCCTTCCTGGCTGAAGTGCGCGCTCAGGGTGTGGAGATGTTTGCCCGGGAGATGCACGCAGACATCAGCGAGGCCGATGCTATCGAGTTCGCCGCCAAACTTCGCAAAGGAGCATCAGCATGAAACTGAAAATGCACACCCCGGACGGATCGGTAATTGTCGAAAGCAACCTGGTTACACAGTTCTACCCGGACTTCGAAAGCGGCGGCGAGCTGACCACAATCGAGACGGTTTCTGCTGATGGCTCGGCATTATCTTTAAAGGTTAAACACTCCTTCTATCAGGTGACCAGCGCGCTTGCTACGGCCTGGAGCGTGGATGAGAAGAAAGCGGAAGGGGCAGCCCAATGACCAACAAACAGGAACTGCGGAGTAAGGCTCGCTCAGCCAGTGCAGGCGAATGGATTAAAGAGTCCGGCGAGGGTTGGGAGGCTATTTGCAGCTCTGACGACCAGGCTAACGCCGGATTTATCGTCGCGCATTTTGAAGGCCCTGACGCGAAGGCAAACAGAGAGTTTATTCAGGCCGCCAATCCGTCCGCTGTGCTGGCTCTGCTGGATGAGCTGGAAGCCAAAGATAAGCGGATCGCCGAACTGGAACGCGGAAGCAAAGTTATTAAGTGCTGGTCTTGCCAGAAAAGCGTAACGGTTGATCAGGTAAAGGCAGAGGATGGGTATTGCCCGTTATGTGATTGCGGCATTGACATTGAGGAGTATGAAATCGAAGAACTGGTAGCCGATGGCATCATCTCCCGGATTGAGGAATAACCCATGACATTCACCAAAGAGCGACTGGTAGCCTTATCAAACCGGGAAAATGTTGGTGCTATTTGCGCAGAGGAAATCGTTGAGTTGGCACGTAGAGCGCTGGCATCGCTGAGGGCTGAGCCGGTGGCAATTGTTGAGCCTAGCGATTATGTGACGGCGGCACAGCTTGTTGGTGAGTGCCCAGCCAGGAAAGCGGTGCATGAGCTTTACGAAGGGGCTTTGCGGATTGGTGACAAGCTCTATCGCCATGCCCCGCCAGCGCCGGTATCTGTGCCTAATGATGTGATGGCAGCAATGCAGAAAGTTGCACGTATTCGTCTCGATCTGAATGACTTCGATGGTGACAAGCGAGGCATTTTAGATTGCCTTGGCGACGCGGAAGAGGCGCTGATAGAGGTTGTTAATCGCCGCGCCGCCATGCTTCAGGGTGCCGAGCCTACCAACCAGCGTGATGAGTTGCCAATGCAGCCACTGGTAATGGATGCCCATGGCACTCTGCGATTTAAAGAAAATCCGATCGTCAGGAAGTTGCTGGATTACGCCGCTGAGCGTGGTTATGGACTCAATGAGATAGCGCGGGCGCAGTTTGATGCAGAAGACCAGATGCAACTGGCCCAACTCATCGGCTACAGTCTGTCTGGATACGGAACGCTTTCTTATGTGACAGATAAGTCGTATGACCGCGCAGCTGCAACAGCACCGCAGCAGGAGGATCCGCAAATAAAAAAGTAAACCGATGTGGTAGTTGTTGTGACTGGTTCCGCAATGGTTGCGGGACCTGTATTTTCAAAGAATGACCGGGTGCAGCCGGTAAAGTGGAGGAATTATGCTGAACCTCGATTGTGTGCCTATCTCAGCTTATTGCAATGAAACTGGTGAGAGCATCGATGCCATTAATAAGCGCTTACAGCGCGGAGTTTGGCGTGAAGGTGTTCAAGTTCTGAAAGTGGAAGGCGTTAAGGAGAGATGGATCGATTTGAGTGAGGTAGCTAAATGGGCAAGACAGAGTCGCCTAAACTCCCGCGCGGCGTGACCATCAGGAAGCACAGCCAGGGTGAAACCATAAATATCACATTCACTTATAAAGGGGTGAAATGCAGAGAACCCCTTTCAAATTTAGAGGTGAGCGCTAAAAACTTGAAATACGCCGAGCGGACCCTCGGCGAAATTCATAATCAAATCGAGCGTGGAACATTCGTTTATGCAGAATATTTCCCTCGATCTGCACGGTTAAAATTATTTGGCAATGCGGCCGCTGGAAAGACAATAAAAATGTACCTGGACGAATACATTCACATCTGTGAAACGCGAAAACTTTCGCCGTCTACCATCGGCGGTTATAAAAAATGTCGTAGCGCGCTGGCAGCTCTTCACTCACTACCTGCAAGCGAGCTTACACCGGCTGCAATGAAGGCGTGGATCCAGAGCCGCACCACTACGCTGAAGACAATTCGCAACCAACTTTCTTTCTTGCGATCAGCGCTTGATGAGGCTGTAACAGATGGCGTCCTCCAACTCAATCCTGTATCCCTGGTAACGGCATCCCGGTATCAAAGCGACAAATCGACTGCTGACAGCGATTATATTGTCGATCCGCTTTCACCAGCAGAAGTGGATGCCCTCCTCTCCTCTGCCACAAATAAGCAATGGGGCAACCTGTTTATGTTCGCGATCCAGACGGGTTTACGCAGCTCGGAGTTATGCGCACTGCGCTGGCGCGATATAGATTTCATCGGGAAGACGGCGCACGTTCAGAACGCGAGTGTAGTAGGGGTTATTAAGGGGACGAAAACAAAGGCAGGAACGCGCAAGGTGGAACTTAACGATGCGGCGATGGCTGTGCTGGCGAATCAGAAAACCTTCACTTTTATGAAAGACGCCACGATATTCGAGGATCCGAAAACGAATAAGCCGTGGGCCAGTGCTGATGCGATCCGCAAAAAGGCTTGGGTTCCAACCTTGCGTAAAGCGGGAATCAGATACCGTAACCCATACCAGACTCGGCACACATTCGCTACAAGACATATTAGCCAAGGTGTCAATCTATTCTGGTTAGCGGCTCAGATGGGGCATAAGGGACCAGAGATGCTATTTCGTCATTATGGATCGTACTTAAAAGATTATGACGGAAACGTTAATTTAAATATTAAAACAAATAAAGCCACGTAAGTGGCTTTACTCTAAGATGCTATTGATTTCGTCATTTCAGAGCATTTATCAATAAGACGCTCGGCCATACCAATAGCCACACTAGATTGTCTAGAGGAAACGTTTTGGTCTAGACGATAATCTGCAATTATTCTTTGCGCTTTTAGCTGACTAAGAATAAAACCGATCCCTTTCATATATTTCGTATCATACGTTTCATAACCTCGACAAGCATCACCGTGAAGATAATCAATTAAGCCTTGATGACTGTCTTTAGGACCGTTATTCATAGTAGGTAAAACGTGATGATAAGAACTATAATATGCTCTACCGATTGCGTTACGGTAGCCTATTTCGTCATTTCTATCATGGCAGTCTTTTGCAAAGCCGAGTATATCATGACTATTAACCGACATTGAGCATACCTCTTGCAATGTGTGCCGAATCTGATTTATCAGCTTGAATATGATCTTCTTCAGCCTCAAACCAAACAGAGAAATTCTTTTGAATTAAACAATCATATTCAGCAAGTAAGAATGCAAGTTCTACATTCATATCTGCTAATTTCTCAACCTCAGAAGTTTTTGCAACTAGAATCATCGCATTAACTTTCTCTTCTGAAATACCGTAAAACTTCAAAGCTGAAGGATGAACCTTATGCTCGTCTAATACATTAGTTACTTTTTCTAAAAGAAGCTCATATTCATTGCCAGATAAATTAGCAACCTCTTTAAAGTAATTAACGTCAAACAAAACATCTTCTAATTTATTTTCCATCGAGTCCAACTCCTCTCCACTGAAAAGTTTAGAGTAAGAGTGATAATACTTTTCAGCCAAATCCATTTGACCTTGAAAAATACAATTCTCGTAAGCATGCAAATAAATAAATGGCGAAACAAACTGTTCTGCAAGCTCGATACTAGTTATGAAACTTTTGCGTAAGGTACCGAAGTCAGATAAATAAACGAGAAAGTTTTTTGCTACAACTTCATTGCGGCATGTTTTCAAACTCAATTCGAAATGAGCGATCGCATCATCTACCCGACCATAAGCACCAAAAGCCAGCGCCTTCAGATAGTCTTCAACCACATGATCTTTAAGAGCATCGATGTCACGTAGGTATCTTCTAAAAGAGATGTCGTCGAGACGCTCTCCTTCAGTAAGATAAACAGTAAGTTCACTGCTGATCTTGGATGCTTTCGTGGCTACCTGTGGCAT